ATACCGCCGAAGCTGAGCCCGCCCAGGAACGACCGCAGACTGGCCAGGGAAAGCCCGGTCCCTCCTCCGAAGCCCTGGCTCACCGCGTCGATGAACGGCTGAAGCGGGGATTCCGCGAAGACGCCGGAGATGATCTTGCTGGCGTCCAAGCCCGGGATGACCGCGCTGAGCAGCGTCCCGCCTATGCTGGTCAGCTCGGGCACCAGCTGAGCCCAATTGTGCAGGTCGAGCAGGTTGCCGCCGAGTAGGCCGGTGATCGCGTGAACGATTTGGTCGATAGTCGGCAGCAGGCCGGTGGCCCCGAGGATGTCGGTGATGAACTTCTTGATGGCGGCCAGCGGATCGAACAGAGCACTGAACGGGTCCAACGCGGCGAACAGCGCGGCCAGGTTCTTGAGGAACGCGGCCAGGTCACCGGCCAGGTTGCCGAAGTCGATGCTGTTCTGCGCCGGGGCCGCTACCTGCTGGGTCAGGTCGGTGATGTTGGTGACGTTCAGCGCCTCGCCCAGCAGCGCCACGGGTGCGCTGCCTGCCTTGGTGGCGAACAGGCTGCCGCCCTTGTCGCTGAGCACCCACGAGCCGACACGCTGGGTCGACGGGTTCTCAAGGTTGCGGATGCGCTCGCCGAATGAGCGGATCAGCTCGCCGTCGTTGAGCGGTGCCAGGGTGGTCATCGGGCCGCCGCCGCTCCGCCGCCGCCGGTGACAGCAGCTTTCTTGTCGCTGGTGGCGGTATCCAGCTCTTGGGGCAGGTCGTCGTTGATCATCGTGATCTTGACGCTGGCCTCGCTCGGGCCCCGGCTGGTCTCTACCTGCGTCAGCTGCATCCGCTGGGCGATTCCTTGGGTCTCAAGGGTGAACCGCGCGCCCGGGATCAGCTGGTCGATGGTGATGTTCGCCTCGGGATGGAGCACCGATCCACCTGGCAGGGTGAGGATCGAACGCGCGTTGCCGAACTTGGTCAGGTACGCCCGGGCGGCGGCGGTCACATCGCTCACGGAGGACAGGTGGTCGAGGTTCTTGAGCAGCTGAAGGTGCTGGCCGTAGTAGTCGGCGATGACGTTGACGTTGCTGCCCTCGGCGCGCACCAGCACGTCGTTGTAGGTGGTCGAACCGTCGCGGATCAGCTGAAGGTCGTCCAGGCCGGTGAAGTCGTTATCGCTGAGCGTGGCCAGGCTGGTATGCCCGTGCAGCGGCCCGATGATCGGCACGCCCGCCACCACCGTCCACACCATGCCCAGGTTCACCAGGTCGCTGATGACCTGGTCCAGCATCTTGTCGTCCTTCACCGCAGTGAAGTCGTAGCGGTTGCCGGTGCCGCCGGTGTACGGGTCGGGCGCGGCGATGGGCTTCACCTTGAGCCCTTGGAGCTCGATCATCTGCACCCACAGCTCCTCGGCGACGAACGCCGGGTCGCTCTTGTCCCACCGCTTGGAGGTCGGCGAGCGCGTGCGCGCCAAGTAGGCTCCGTGGTCCTTGGCATTCAGCGTCATGCCTTTGCGGGAGCTGACGGCCTTCTGGATGGGCCCGCTCCACAGCACGGAGCTGTCGTCGCCGTCCCACACCGTGGCCCAATGCAGCCAGGGCGCGATGTCGGGCAGGCGCTCCACGCCCTGAAGTGGGCCCAGGCTGATGTCGCAGGTAGATGCGTTGTTCTGGTCGCGCGTCCAGTCGATGTTCAGGTAATCCCCCGGCGTGAACTGGAAGATGGTCACGCCGCTGAGCGAATGCAGACTGATCACCTGGTTAGGTGTCAGAACAGGCATCCCTTACGCCTCCCGGTCGGCGAGCACGAGGTCAATCGTGAACTCGGCATCACCCGAGGTCAGCGCAATCAGCTCCCAACATAGTGAGCGGTCCATGATGACCGGCAGCCAGGGCGCGCCGCTGGGCGTGCTCACCATGCCGATGGGGCGGCGCTTGCGGCCGAAGTAGAACACCGACGGGCGGCCGGTGGTCGCGTCAAGGGTGAGCTGCGCGGTCGGCGGCAGGCCGGTGATCTGGAAGGGCCAGGTGTCGCCCAGGTCGCAGTCGGCGCTGGTGGCGCACCGGCGAAAGTGGCCCTGGATGTTGAGCGAGGTGGTCCCGGTGTTGGTCACGACCAGGCTGAGCGCCGTTTCGCGGCTGATGACCGGCCAGCTGGCGGCCGGGATGGCGAACGTGTGCGTGGCCACCTGGCAGACCGGCAGGCATCCTCCGCAGGCGGGCGGCGGCGTGTTCACCGTGACGATCTTGACGGGTTCGCAGCCGTCGGCGAACAGCTTGGGATCGGGGTCGCAGCCATGGCGGACCACGCCGCAGTCGGTGGCGTGAATCCACTGGATGTTGTCGACGCTGACGCTGTCCCAGGTAACCGGCAGGGTGGTCGCCGGAAGGTAGATGCGCGGGATGGTGAGCGTCATCTCCCAATTCACCAGGTAGACCGTCGCCTGCTGGTTCTCTGTCTTGGCGGCGTTCACCGCCGCCTGGATGGTCGGCGCGGCAGTCATCACGACGCCCTTGGCCTCCCGCATCAGCGTGGCCGGGTCAACCCCGCTGTGCTGGGGATGGGTCGCCAGAAAGCTGAGGGTGCCCCAACCATCGGTCGTGTTGGCGGTGCGGAGCTGGCCGGTGAGCCATTGCAGGCCGAAGTCGAGCCCGGCGGTGGTACAGGCCACCAGGAGTGCGGTGAAGGTGACCTTGCGGCTGGCGTCGCGCGGCGGCATCACCACGCCGCCGTCACCGGCCAGCTCGGTCACCTGAACCTCCACGGTGCCCACGTCCAGGCCCTTCACGTCCATCATCCAAACCCCGCCGAACTCCGCACTCTCGGGGATCTGGGTCGAGTACCACGGGGCCAGCTCGGGCCGGTACATCGAGTGATCGAGGAACGCGGGCAGGCCGGTCCAGCTGTCGTCGTACTCGATGAATGACTGGCACGCGATGCAGAGGGTGCTGTCGTCCCAGCAGTCGCCGACCAGGCCGATGCCCTGGCTGTAGAGCCGGGTGCCGTCGGGCGGCGTGTAGAGCAGCGAGTGGCCCTCCATGACCGCCGAGCTGCCAGGTGCGTTGCCGATGAGCGAATGCCCGGCCAGCGTCGTCAGGGAACAGTCCGTAGTGCCGCCCAGCACGCCCACATCGGACGTAGGAGGCTCCATCGCGGCATGGGCCACCACTCGGCTGCTATTGGCGATCTCAAGGCCGTTCAGGGCGAAATACCCACGGAAGGTCATGGCATGTACCTCAGCAGCCGGTCTTGGACCTGGGCGGGAGTCTCCGGCCCGGCCTGAATCACCTTAATCGGGGCATGGATGGTGGTGCCGCCACGATAGCCGCCGCCTTCGAGCGCGCCGACGAACCGGCTGAAGATGTCGGTGTTCTTGGGACTCAGCACCAGCTCGTCGCCCATCGTGCCTTTCGGCAGGTAGCCGACGCCGCTGGCCATGCCGCCCTCATCGAACAGCAGGCCGCCCAGGCCGCCGCCGCCTCCTCCGCCGATGCCGCCGAACAGGGCATCGCCGGGGATGACGGTGCCCAGGCCGCCGAGCGTGCCGCCGAGCAGAACCGTGAGGGCCCCGAGGAACCCGCCGAGCAACAGCTGTAGCAGCGTGCCGATGGGCCCGAGGATGACCTGTAGGAACCCACCGCCGAACAGGCTGGTGGTCAGCCCTGGCAGCAGCGACGGGAGTGCGGTGGCCAGCTGTTGGAGGATGGCGTCGGTGGCGGCGTTGGCTACGTCGGTGCCGATAGAACCGGCGATCTGGATGCTGGCGTCACCGAGAGAGTTGATGAACGAGGACGCCGCCGCGCCGCCAGCGCCACCGGCCCCGAACGACGCGCCGCTGATGCCGGAGCTGACCGCGCTGCTCAGGGCGCTCACCGCCGCCTGACCGACCGCCTCCAATAGCGGGACGATGATCTTGTCGATGATGAACTTGATGAGGGCGTCCAGAACGATCTTCAGGATCTTGATGCGCTCGTCGGCGGCGGTCTGCTGGCTGGTGGCGCTGCGGTCGACCAGCGCGGAGGTATCGCTGATGAGGCGACCTTGGGCGTCGAACGCCTTGAACGCATCGCCACGGAATCCGCGGAAGTCCTCGCCCAGGTTGTTCAGCGTGTTGCGCACGTCGATCTGCGCACCGATCACCTTCAGCAGGATGTCGATGAGCAGGTTGATGATCGTCCCGATGATGGGGATCTGGCTGACGCCGAAGAAGTCCGCGCCCACCGTGGAGTCGACGTTGGCCGGGTTCGGCCCGCTGCCCTGGTTGCCCGAGCCCACGCCGCCGCCGGTGGCGAACTTGCGCAGCTTGCCCGAGCGCAGCGCGCCGACGAAATGAGCCACGCCATCGGGGCCGCCGAGCTTGGCCACGTCGTCGGTGCTGAAGATCCACTCGTTCTGCTGGGCCAGGATGGGTACCGAGTCCTTGCCAGGTACGCCGCCGCTGACCAGGCCGCCGTCGGCGGCTCCGCCAACCACGCCGCCAAGAGCGCCCAGGCCCGCGCCCAGGCCGCCGACGCCTGAGACCAGTGCCGATGAAGCGTCGGCCTGGCCGCCGCTGTTGCTGCTGGCCGCGACGGCGGATGACACGGCGTCGGCAATCGGCGGCCCGGCGGCGGTACCGATGGCCGTGCCCTGCTGGGCGAACACGGCGGAGTTGACTGCGCTGAAGCCCGACGTGACGCCCGCCTGGACCACCGGCGTCAGCACCTTGTCGCTCAGCTTGTTCACCGTCTGGTTGCCGACGCTGACCAGCTGAGAGCGCATGGCGTCAATGGCGGCCACGGTGTCGGTCGTGGTGCGGTCACTGATCGCGGCGGTGTCGGAGAACAGGCGGCCGGTCGCGTCGAAGCCCTGGCCGATTTTCTGGAAGTCCGAAGTGCCGCCTGCCCTGGCAAAGCTGGGTACGTCCAGCCCGGCCAGCGCGGCCAGTGCCAGCGGATTGCCCTCTTTGGTCAGGGTCGTGAACGGAGTGGTAGCGGCGGTCGGGATGCTGGGTCGCCCGAAGATGTCGGGCACGATGCTGGCCCCGGCGGCCTTGATCACGTCGCCGCTTACGCCGGAGACCACGCCACCGGCGGCGGTCAGGCCCGCCTGGCCTATGCCCGCCACGCCCGGCGGCACACCACCTGGTGCTCCTCCGGCTTCTGGGGCACCGCCCGGGCCCGCGCCTGGCGCACCGCCGGGCTGAGCGCCTGGCTGAGCGCCGCTGCCCGCGCCGCCGCCCCAATTGGTGACGTAGACCGGGACCACACCACCGCCGAAGTTAGAGAGCCCCGGCGTCGCGCCGCCGAAGACGGGCATTCCCGCGCCTGCGCCCGCACCGGCGGGCACCTTGCCCGACCAGTCGGTGGGCAGGCTGAACGTCTGGGTGAACTGCTTGTCGCCCGCGCCGACCGGGCCGCCGTAGACCACGCCGCCGCCCGAGCCGCCGCTCTCGAAGTTGACGCCGTTGGGCAGCGTGGCGGCGGTATGGCCACTGTTCAAACCGATCTGGAGCGAGCCAGGAACCAGACCGGGCACCGCGCCAAGGGAGGTTAGGACGGCGGCCTCGTTGTGCGTGTCGAACAGCCGCGCCGGAGTCGCCTGGCCCTTGGTCAGCAGCTCTACCAGGTCGCTGACCGCGCCCGAGCAGTCGGCCAGGCCGTCGCGCAGGTCGCTGGCCGACGCATACTTGCCGCCGCTGCTCTGCTGGGCGAACGCGATCAGAGCATCCGCGCTGCCGACCGGGCCGGTCCCGAAGGTGCCGCCGCCGAACGCCGCCGGGCTGCCCGCGCGCCCGGCCGCGCCGGGGATGCCGACCTGGGAGCCGCCGCGCTCCACGAAGGTTTGAAGGGCACGGATCAGGCTGGTGTTCTGGTCGGTCAGCGCGCCGGTATATCCGCCGCCGCCGAGCACCTGGGTCACCAGGTCGGCGATGCTGTCGCCACCGAGGCCGCCCTTTTTCTTGTTGCGGGCGCTGGTGATGGCGTTGATGATCGGGTCGTTGGCGTCAAGGCCCAGCCCGGCCAGCTCGGGGGTCAGGATGCCGCTGCGGGCGAACTCCGCCAGCGGCCCGGCGTAGCGGCTGGCGTCGAACACCGGACGGCCACCGGCCGCGCCGCCGGTGAATCCCGGGTAGCCGGGTGTGCCAGGGCGCTTGCCGCCCAGCGGTGTGCCGCCGAGCGGGCCGATGCCGAAGTACGCCAGGAACCCGTTGATGAAGTCGGTTCCCCAATCGCCGGTCTGGCCCTCGCGCAGGCCCGGCGTTCCGGTGCCGCCGCCCTGGCCACTGGTGGCGGCGATCTTGCGGGTGTTGTCGGCAGTCGCCGCGAGCGGACTGCTCTGGCCGCCCTGGCCCGCGAGCAGGTCGCGGATCTGCTTCAGCAGGCCGACAACGTCCTCGCCGGGCGGCTGGTTGATGCCGCCCTCGTCGTAGCCGTGGACGCCGCCGTTGGCGTATCCGGCGCGGCTGATGCCTGGGCGGAACTTGCTGTTGATGCCGTAGAGCCAGTCGGGGCCGAGCGCCCGCATGGCCTCGGGGATGACGATGCCCTCGCCACCGGAGAGGGGCACCATCAGGTTGTCGAAGCCGGGGCTGTAGCCGGGCAGCACCGCGCCCATGGCCGCGCCGAATGCCTTGTGGTTGAAGTTGACGCCCGGGGCCCAGCCTGGGGAGAACAACCACGGATACAGGATCGTGGGGTCGTTGTTGTTCTGGATGTTCTTCCACCAGTCGGGCCACAAATCAGGGTTCGTGCCGCCGGGATCGGTCGGTGAGCCCGGGCCGATGCCGGGATTCCAGCCACCGCTGGCGAACCTGCGCACCACGCCGCCCCGGGCGTGCGGGCCGCTGGCGCTGGGCGCGCCGCCGGTAAAGGAAGGCAGCGGTGGCACGGCGAACGGCGGCGGTGGGGGAGCCGGTGGCGGCGGCAGGTAGATGGACTTGTAGTAGTCGCCCAACGAGCCGAGCTGGCTCAGCACGTTGTTGACGGACTGCTGGTCCATCACGACCTGGATCTCTTTGGTGCCAGGTACCTGCTCGATCTTGATGCCCAGGCGGTCCAGCTGGTCAATGACCTCCTGCGCGCCTGGGGCTTTCGTGTCGATTGTGACGTTCCCGGCGGCGTCAATGGTGACCTGCTGGTTCAGTTTCTTGAGGATGTCGATGACAGCGTCGGCCCCGGGTGCGTTGACGTTGATCGGGACGTTCGTCGGGATGGCCGCGAAAGCGTTGTGCAGGTCGGCCGCCGCCTGCTTCAGGTCGCCGCCGGTGAGCGCGTCGGCCAGCGTTTGTAGCAGCGGAGCGGCGTTGCGGGCGGCGTCGGCGGATTGCAGTGCGCCGTCGCGGACCTTTTCTAGTGCCGCCGCCGCCTGCTGACCGTCGGGGCTCATCTGGTTCAGCCGGGCGATCAGAGCGTCGAATCCCGGTTGCGCGCCGGTGACGATGGTGGCCAGCTGATCGGTCGTCAGGTTGAGGGCCTTGAGCGCATCGCCGACCTGCTTCGCGCCCGCGTCGCCGAGCGAGCCCTTCAGCTTGTCGGGGATCTGGCTGATCTCGTCGCCGACGGCGGCAATGGCCGCCGGGTCGAATGCGCCCTTGCTGGCAATGAGGTCGTCGTTCAGCGTCTTCACGGCCTCGGCGGTCAGCGTGTACGCCTGCTGCTCGGCGGCCATGCTGGCGGCGAGCTGGTCGTTGGCCGCCGCCGCTTTCTTGGCCTCCTCGGCATTCTGGCCGATGGCGACGTTGATTCCGGCGATCACCGCGCCCACACCAGCGCCCACCGCCGCTCCCACAGCCGTGCCAGGGCCGGGGAAGATCGAGCCGATGGTCGCGCCGGTGAGTGCCGAGCCGCCGACGGTGGCCAGGCCGCCGAGCAGCTGAGAGCCGATGTTGCTGCCGCCCTCTTGCTGAATCGACGTGCCCGCACCCACCAGCCCGATGCCGAGCAGGCCCCGGTTCAGGCCCTTGCCGAAGGGCGTCTTGGCGTTGCCCGGGCCCGCGCCGGAACCTCCCAGAACACCAGACAGTGCGCCGATCTTGCCGCCGACGCCGCCAATGATCCCGCCGATGGTCTTCCACGCCAGGAACGCCACCAGGATGCCCTGGACCAGGCCGGGCACCTTGCCGAGCCAATTCACCAGCTCTGCCAGGGCGGTCACGATGGGCAGCGTGACGTGGCCCCAGGCGGCGAAGCCCTCCACGATTTTGCCCAGCGCCGGGAGCAGCGCCTTGAACAGGTCGCCCCAGTCGTGCAGCTCGCCCTTGCCAGCGGTAAAGAAGTCGTGCAGCTTGTTCTGGCCCTCGGTGCTGTTGACGAACAGCTGCATCCGGTTGGTGGCGCGCTCTAACCAGCCCAGGAATCCCTCGTCGCCGCCTGCGGCGTGGGTTAGGCCAGTGAGTGTCTTGCCGATGTTGAGGACCGCGTTGCCGAGCGCGCGAAGGCCGTTCAAGCCCTCGTCTATCCACTTCCAGAGCTGGCCGGTCTTGCCCGCGTTGCTGACGAAGTTGTCGAAGCGGTCGGCGACCTTGGCCAGCGCGTCGCCGAGCCGGGGCAGGAACTCCCCGCCGGTGGACGCCAGGGTGGCGATAGCGTGCGTGAACGGCTCGATGGCCTTCGTGGCCCTGTTCTGGCCAACAGCGGTATTGCCGAGCAGACGGTCGATCAGGCCCAGGTTGCGGTTCGCGGTAACCGACCCGAAGACCGTCTTGATCGTCTTATTCCAGCTGTCGCCGATGCGGTTGAAATTGGTGCTGAGCCGGGGGACGGTCTTGCTGCCGAACTCGTCTATGTCGTGGGACACGCCCGCGAACATGTGCTGCTGGATGCCCTTTTGGAGATCCTTGAGCGGGACTTGGGTGAACTTGGAGACCGAGATGGCAGTCTCTTTGCCAGCGTCGGAGAGATCCTTCATCCCGTCGGCGGCCTTCTTAAGATCCGCCGCGCTGGCGTCGGGCCCCGCTGCTTTGTTGAGCGAGGTGATGGCGTCCTTCAGGCCGTGGATGCCGAGTGCGGCGGTGCCGATGGACGCGCCGATTCCGCCATAGATGCCGGGCAGTGCCAGCCCGGCCTGGCCAAGCTGGATTACCGCGCCGGTCAGCCCGACGATGGCAGCGGTCGCAGGCTGGATGCCCGCCGCTCCCAGCGCGATGGTGTTCAGTCCGGTGGGTCCGGTCAGGAACCCGAGAATGCCGCCACGGTGGCCGCCGCCTTCGCCGTAGCCGCCGCCCCGGCCGGGGCCTACCCGGTCGCGGCCGGGCGGCCCGCCAACGGGCGTGGAAGCGTTAGCGATGCGGGCGGCGGTATTGGCCGCGATGGCTGCTGTCTGCTCCTCCCAGGCGCGCGTGACCTTGCGGACATCGCGCTCCTGTTCTCGGTTCAGGGTGGCGCTGACCGCCGCTGCTTCGACCATCTTGTGCGCTACGCGGTCGATGGCGGCGCTCTGCTCTGCCAGGGCACGGGTCGCGCCGTGGCTTGACTTCTCCTCGGCGTTCCCGGCCTCCCGCGCGGCGGCGGCGACTTCAAGCTGAGCGGTGCGGATGTTCTTGAGGCTGGCGGCGACCTCGCGGGCCCCGGCGGCCTGAGTGGCGTTGGATTCCTCGGCGGCGCGCGTGGTCTTGTCGTACTCGCGCTGGACCTGCTGAAGCTCTTTCTGGATCTCTGCCAGGGCAGGCGCTATGGCCTTGCGAACCGCCTCGCCGAGCTTCGCTGAGAGATCGTCGGCATCTATTGATACGCCGAGTTTGATCTTCCCAACGTCGGTCACCCGGTCAGGCTATCGCAGACCAGGGCGAATACCCGCTACTTGCTGGGCTTCTCGTCTGACTTGACCGCAGCGGTCACGATGGCGTTAAACAGCTCGCCCACGGTGTCGACGGTGTAGTCGTTCTCGTCGGGGTCCATCAGGCGGCTGAACACCCGGCCGTAGCTCTCGGGGCTCAGGTGGCGTGCGATGAACAGGCCGGTGAGGTCGTTCTTGACCATCATGTCGACGTACTTGGAGCTGGCCAGGCTGAACGCCGCAAGGGCTTGCCGGGTGGGCAGCCGGATGCCCAGCTTGTCGCCCTTGAAGTCGAGCCAGTCGTGCTGCCAGTTCTCACCGAGCGTGCTCACGTCCAGCCGGTCTGCCAGGGCGATGGTCGTGCCGGGCACCGCGTCGGTCTCGGGCTTCACCGGCTCCACGTCCTGCTCGGCGGCCTCGGCGATCTTGGCCTTAATCTCGTCGTCGCCGTCGCCCTCTAGGTAGTCGTTCTCCTCAGGCACGATCACGTCGATGGGCGGGTCTTCCAGCTGCTTGTACTTCAGCGGCGGCGTCACATGGTCGTAGTTGTTGTCGCGCCGCCCCGAGGCTGCGCGCTCCGAAACGGAGGATGGATTCTCATCGTTCAGCTCGTCGGCGTTGAACGTTGTCATGCGATAACCCTCCCGAGGTCTTGGCGGCGGCTGGCGCGGTGGTTGTGACCACTACCGATGTTATGAGGCAAAGGACCGTCAGCCCGCCGTGGCTTGAGATTAGCACCTACGTCGGGGAAGTCAGTCCAGCTCCACTGCTTCCAGCTCGATGTGCTCGTCGTTGGCGGCGACCCGGGTACCCGCGCGGCGCAGGAACGGCCGGGCCCGCGTGCCGGGATGGTGGACGCTCTTGGCGAACACCTCGCGGTTGCCGTACTCCCAGAAGAAATGCAGGGCCTTGGCGCGCCGCGCCCTGATGATGTGCGGCCGGGTGCCCTGGTGGACGAACACGGCGTAATCAGCGGTGGCCTCCACGCCGCCGTCGACATGAAACGGCCGGTACTCCTGCGGCAGCTCGCCGATGCTGCGGCCCAGGTTGCCGGTCTTCACCGGAACGTCGGCCCGGGCCTGGTTGGCGATCCGCCGCGTCAAAGAGCGGTGGAAGCCACGGAAGATCTTCCCGGTCTCCTGCTCTAGGCGACCTTCGTCAATCTCGATTCGGACGGTGACGCGGGCCATCAGGCGTCAGGGTGCTCGTCCTGGTAGGTCTCCCACAGACCGACCAGCTGATCGCGGCTGGTGTCGGGGAGGTAGACGATGCTGTGTTTGGTGAGCCAGTCGGCCCACACGTCACGGCTGGCGTTCTTGGCCGGTGACACGAGCGGAGCAGCGACATTCTCGTTCGCCGGTGGGAGCGCCTCACCGGAGCCGTCGCCGGTGATCTCGGGGCTCATGGTGCCGTCGGCGGGGACCTCGATGCCAGGGCCCGGCGGCGTGGCGGTGGCCAGGGCCGTCTTCAGCTGCTCGTCGTTGTGCTCGGCCACCAGGTCGGCCCAGCCGTCGGCGATGAACTTGCGCACCGTTGGTGTGTCTTGAACCGTGATCTGCTCGCCGCGCGGGAGCCGGGCTGAAGGGGTGATGCTCCCTCTGATCGTCACTGACGCCATGCTCGGTCTCCTAGTAGCTCACGTAAAGTACGCCGGTCCAGGCGATAACGCCTCCCTCAGGACCATACGGCGCAAGGGTGTCTCGCCCGACGAGTATCCCGTCGTCGTCGGCCTTCAGGGCGCACGCCGCGCGCTTGAGCGCGATCTCGATGCGCCAGCTGGCGTCCATGCTCGCCGCCGCCTCGGTGGCGTACTCGGCCCAGGTGGGTTCTGCGTCGACTACCGCGCACCAGCCGACGCCAGCCTCCACCGCGACGACGCGGATCGCGCTGTTCAGGCAAGGATTGATGCTGACGGCCGGGGCCGGGAACTCGTGGCTCAAGTAGCGGCGGACCAGGCGCACCCAGACGAACGGCGTATCGCAGCCCTGGCTGGCGTGGCTGTCCCAGGCTGCCAGGGGAGCGCCGTCACCGGCGAAGAACCGGACGGTGCCCACGTTGCCGACCAGCGGCGGGCACTCCGTGCCGGTGAATGCGTCTCTGAGCGCGTTGGTCAACTGCGTGACCGCCACCAGCGCGGGGTCCTCTTTGCAGGCCATTAGACGACCGTCGGGGCCGCGATGAGGTGATGCGGGTTGATGGCCGCCAGCCAGATGTCCACTTCAGGCAGGCCGGTCTTGCCGTTGGCGTAAAGGATGGCCGGGTCGTACACCCGGTAGCTGACGCCGTTGCGGCTGGCGGCGGTGACCGTTCGCGGCAGACGGCACTTCGCCTCGGAGTCCATGGCGTTCAGGAACTCCTTGGCCAATATGCCGGTCAGCCGGTCAACCCCGACGGGCACCTGAAGGCCGAGCTGATAGTCGACCGACCAGGTGTTGACCTCGCCCATCGGGCGGCCGAGATCCTGGCGGGGCCACATGTGGTCTTTGCGGTAGAGCACGTTGTTTTCCAGCGTCCACTCGCTCGGGTCGAGCGCAGCCTCGGCGATGGTCACGGTGGTGACCGCGTGGACGGGCCCTGGCAGATGGACCGCACGCGGGCCGGAAAGGCGGCAGCCGCCGCCGCTACAGCCGCACGCCGAGCTGACGTATCCGTCACCGCTGCCCCAAAAGAACAGGTCGTAGCCCCAGCTCACGTCGTAGAAACCGTCGTAGGCGCTGTCGAAGTAGCCCTCGTAGAAGCGCCGCCCTTCCCAGAGATTGCGGTCGTCGCGGCACGGGCGGACGGTCACGTCCTGAAGCCCGTATTGGCGGCCGGAGAGCGCCCACATCACCTCCACGGCCAGCTGGGCCGCCGCCGCCTGTTGGGCTGCGGCTGCGTCGTACTCGGGAGTCGTCGGGTCCGTCAGCTCGGGCAGCGCCGGGAAGGTCGCGCGGTCAATCGGCCAGCTGAAGGTCACCCGGTCAGACTATCGCCTGGCAGGGAAAACAAGACCGCCCCGGGATCACCGGGGCGGTTCTTGTTCTGGGCGGCCGGATTAGGCCAGGTGCCCGGCCGGGGCGGTGCCGCCGGTCAGGGCGTTGGTGCCCAGCTCGAAATCGGCATCGAACGTGGTGCTGATGACCAGGCCCGTACCCGGCAGCGGGCCGCCGGTGACGGTGAAGTCCGCAGCGGTGTAGCCGTCGTCCAGCGCCACCAGGGCCGTCTTCGCGGCGGCGGCAGTCGAGGTGGCGCTGATGGCCGCCTCGTTGCCGTTCACCTTGAGGCCCTGAGTACCGCCGGTCGGCGTGCCGGTCAGGGTGAAGGTCACGCCCTCGGCGCTGCCCTGCTCGGGAGCCACGTCAATCGGGGCCGCGTTGCTCGGGCCGCCGTAGTAGTAGTTCGTCCCGGTGAACAGGTCGGCCACGGCCAGCGCCACCGGCTCGGTACCCGGCGTCGGGTTGGGCGGAGCGATGGTCGTGCGGAACACCGTGAGGTGCTCCTTGCTGCCGGTCGGCGTGATGAGGCGGCGCGGCGTGCCGTCCAGCGCAGGCTGCACGTTGTAGGGCCCGTGGCCCCAGTAGGGCACCGCGATGGTGCGGCCGGTCAGGGTGAAGGTCGAGACCGCCGCGCTGATCTTGATGTCACCTGGCAGCCACTCGGTGCCGCCGAACATGAAGTACCCGTAAGACTTGCCGGTGCCGGTGTCGGACAGGGTGTCGTCGGTGGTGGGGATGTCGGTGCAGTCGTCGTCCATCTTGCCGGAGGTCCAGATTTCCAGCATGATCCCGTAGTCGGTCTCGATGTCGGGGTTGTCCCGATAGCCCACCGGCAGGTCGCCCAGGTCGAGCAGACTCTCCCAGCCGGTGAACATGGTCAGCAGGCCGGTGTTCACGTTGCAGAGCTCAAGGGCTGGCGTGTACCAGCGGCGCTGCGGCGGAGTCCGGTCTTGGAAGCAGATTTTGCCCTCGGCGTTCTCCTGGGTGAGATCCTTGGCGTCTTGGTTGACGGCGGTCAGGTTCAGGCTCACGTAGCCCGAGGTGACCAGGCGGTTACGTGCGCCAGCGACCGGCTTACCGCAGCTGTTGATCTTCGTAGCGCGGAGCCGGGTGCCCTTCACGGGCTGAATACCAGGCATGTCTGGCGGTCCTCCTGGGTCTGATCGGTTCCGAGGTTGATTCAGACACTAGGCGGCCAGGGTGCATTTAGAGGAGGTGCTTGCGGGCCTCGGACAGGGTGGCCCGGGCGGTGAGGTATTCCTGGGAGGTCACCGCTACCACGATGCGGTCGGTGTCGTGGCCCTCGGCGGTTCGCATCCTGAAGACAATGGTGTCCAAGATGTCCACCAGGGCCCCGAGCACCACGCGCTGCTCTTTGGATTGGACCTTCAGCTCGTCGTAGTCGGTGCGCAGCCCGGCGTAGCGGACATCGGCTGATTTCAGGGCGGCCTCCTGGCCTGCGATCTGAGCTTCGTCCAGCATCTTGCGTCGCGTCAGCTCGCCCGACGCCGCCTCCTGCTGGATCTTCTCGGTCTCGGCCTTCTGCCGGGCTATTTCAGCGGTGCGGCCCTTGCGGGTGATGATCAGCTGTAGACATGCCCAGAATCCGGCGCTGGTAACCACCGCCGCCAGCGTGGTCATCAAGAGATTCATCGGGCTCACCCGCTCTGCCTTTTGTCGTGCCGCACACTCCGCTTGATGCTGACCAACCTGCGCACGCTCCGAAACGTGAACATCAATCCGCCGAGCACTCCCATAAGCATGAACAACGCGGTGTAAACGTCCTCGCGCCACCACACGGGGTCGTACCGGAACCTCTCGTAGACAAACACATTGACGCCTGACCAGACGCCGAAATCGCCCACCAGCTGTAGCCATGCCGCTCCCCAGGCCCCGTTCGGCTCGTCGTGGGCTTTCATGGCGGCCCGAGAGGTGATGTGGCGGCCGATCAGGGTGAGCGGCGGGCAGACGAAATTCATCAGCAGCCACGCCCGGTAGCTGGTCTGCCCGAGCATGTCGTCAACCTGGCCGATGTCGGCGTTCGGCAGAACCCACAGGACCAGGGCCCCGAGCATGAACAGGACGTAATACATGCCTTGAAACGCCTGGACCTTCTCGCGGTCGAGAAACTCCACGAAGCAGCGAAGCGCGTAGACGAGCCGCCGGATCACTTGTGCCATCGCACAAGGCCCTTGATGAACAGGTCAATCGACACGTAGAGCATGAAAAACGCTTCCATAACGCCGGTGTTCCCGGCCATTCCTTCAGCGAAGATCAGCCACGAAGCGACCCAGAACGCGACCCCGCCCAATGCCAAGGACAGCCGCATCAGGCGGCGACTTTTGCGCCGGATCGCGTACATCATCAGGCAGGCCAGCGCCGTGCAGGCGATGGACAGACCGCCGCCGCCATGCGGGATGATCGAGAAGTAGTACCAGGTGGGGCCGAACCAACGATCTGGTGCCCACCACAGAACCCCGGCGACGAACAGATACCAAAAGATCACGCCGCGATAGACAATCCTGTTTTGCCATTCGTCTAGCGGCGTGGGGAGAGGTTCGGGGCGGGTCGGGTCCATCAGAACAACGCAACCCTTCCCTGCTAGTTGGTCGGAGGCTGCGCCTTGGCTGCCGCAGTGGTGATGCCGAACGCCTGGCCAACGCTGGCGATGATGATGGCCCAGTCGACGTTCTGTGCGATGCCGTACACGGCGAGCAGGCTACTGGCCACGATAATCACCGAGTAGAGCGCCGCGCGGATGCTGGTCCCGGCATAGAGCAGCGCGAACAGCAGACCGACCGCCGCCACGCCGAGCTGCGTCCACAGCGCCGCCTTGTCGGCCGTGAGCGCGCCGGTGGCCGTCAGGCCCATGATGACCGCTGAGATAACCCGGGCGATGGTTTCGCGGCGGCTCGGCGGGAATATCGGGTCCAGCTTGGCGCGAATCCAGAGCACCCAGCCGGGCGCGGAGCTATCGGCCGTCACGGCCGGGTCATTGCTGGTCATTACGGTCAGCCTTTCGCAGCGATGGCGGCCAGCACCTCGGCCTTGTTGGCGAGATTCTGCGGATTGTCGACGCCCTTCCAGACGGCGTAGGTGTTCAGGTCGGTACGCATCCAGTCCTCGGTGGGCTCGCCGTCAGGCAGCCCGGCCGGGCGGCCATCAGTCTCAGGGGCCGCTGGCGGGGCTGAGGCCACCGGAGCGGCCTCGGGAGCCTTCAGGTGAACCCGTGGCGGCTCAGGCGGCGGGGCGGCCTTAGCGGCCTTCTGAGGGCGATTCAGCTTCACGTTGGCCGCAGGCTTGTCGGGCTGCGGAGCGCCGCCGCCGGGGTCACTGGCCAGCGCGCCGGGCTGACTGCGCAGAGCGTTGGACACCACCGCCGCCGGTGGCTCCGGCTCACGGGTGCCCTCGGTGCGCTGGAAGGTGTCGCTGGCGGCCTTGACCCGAGCGATCAGGGCAGCGTGGGTCTCGGGATGCTCCACGTCGCCGCCGACGCTGGTGCCCAGGCCGGTGAAGATCTGGGAGCGGTCGTGCAGCACGTTGGCGTTGGGCGTCTGGGCCACGAAGCCGTGCGAGCTGCTGTTGGCGGTCACCGGCGTGTGGAAGTCGACGGTGCCCTTGGCGGCCGGGCCGTCAGCGCCGGTGACCGAGCTGCCGTCGTTGGGGTCGGCGTTCTCAAGGTCGGCCGCCCAATGGCTGTCGTTGCCTGCGCTGCTCACGGTGGTGTCGGTCGTGCCGGTGCCGCCGGTGGCGTCCACGCTCGGGGTGCCGTCGGCGTTCAGGCCGCGCGCTTGGGTGTCGAGCAGCCCGGCCTCCCGGGCGTTGCCCTCGGGCACGATGTACTGGCGGCGCGGGCCGCGTCGGCTGACGGTCTGGATGGTCTCGGGGCCGCCGATTTCAAGCAGCTTCACCAGCGCCGGGCCACGCAGGCTGTGGTCTACGAAGTCCAGAGTGGCAAACCCGTTGTCCACGGTGGCCACGATTCCCTGAGGCATGATCTCTCTCCTAGCTGATGGTCACGGCACTGATGACGTGCTCATACCCAATGCAGACGCTACGCTCCGTGATGGCAGCGAACACATCCTTGTGAACGGTGTCGATGGCGGTGGTCGTCACCGGAGCGTTGCGCCAGCCGAACGGCTGGCTGGTGGCCACGATGGTGTTGTCCAGGCCGTCGACGTAGCCGCCGCCCAGCACGTAGATGTGCCCGAGCGGGCTCACGTACCGGGTGCCCTGCTTGTTCAGCAGGTTGTTGAACGCGGTCATCGCGCCAGCCCACTGCGCACCCAGATGGAAGTACCCGAACGATCCGGTCAGGGCCATCTGGGCCTCTAGGTAACCGATAGCCAGGGCAACGTCGGTCGCCGTCTGGACCGAACCTGGCAGGTCGGCCACGTCGAGCAGCAGCCGGGCGGCGAACTCGCGCTCCACGCCGACCTGCTCCTCAAGGGCGAGAACCTGCTGGCTGCGGTCGATGATCTCCGCCTGGCTGGCCTCGGTCAGATCACACTCGTCGTAGGCCCACACCGTGATCGGGTCGAACGGATCGAGGATGTCGGGCCGGTGCCCGAACTTCGTCTCGGTCTTGCTGGTCACGCTGGCCCCGGTCACGACGACATCGTGGCGGCGCGTGAACGTGATGACCCACGGGTCGTCGGCGGTGCCGCTGCCGGTGACGCCGACCGCCTCGCCGGTCAGGGTGGACAAGCCGGTCACGTCGCTGCGCACCGTGGCGGCGTTGGCGTCGTGGGCGATGGCGCTGGTGGCCACGGAATCGACCGTGACCGTCCAGGTGTCGGTGCTGGTGCTGATTACGGTGAGCACCTCGCCGCACCAGCCGCCGCCCCACACGCCGAACGAGGACTCGCCGCCGTAGTTGTGGCCGCGCACCCGCACGCCGTTCAGAAACCTGTTGCTCTCGTCGGGCTGCCACTCGCCCACCGCCGCGTACAGGCCGAAGGCGGTCGGGTTGATGTCCGGTGTTGGGAAGTCAATCGGCAACAGGTTGTTGGTGGCGATTGACTCGTCGTAG